ATGGTTTAATAGCTGCTTTGACTTTCAAATTAAGTTCTACTATGCATGAAGAGCTATCAGCGAAGATTTTAAAATGGTTAGGCAACGAAGGAAATGATGAAACTTTCGCTCTAGCTTTTATCACTGGTAACTATCAAGTCGAAAAACCTCAGCTGTTCTATTTGAGAGATGAGTTAACTGGACAATTCCTTGCAAAGGATAATCAGTTTAAAGACAAGGATAGATACTTCTTTTGGACAGGAGCAGACCCACTTACGCATTCTATTGGCACTGCATGGAAGTTAACCTTCACCCAGCAAGAAATCGACAGCATGGAAACTGGGAGCTATGAACAGATTGAGGTGGCGGAATGAGCGAAGTTTATAAAAATATGGTCATAGCAAATGCAGCTATTTCAAATGATATTTATTTAACAACAATAAATAAAGACGGGATGATGAGCCTTAAACGGAAAGTTATAACAGAAGATGTTCTCCGAGCGGCTGTTCAAAACATGCAAAAAGATACTGAAAGAAACGGTCGTGCTATTTATTCTTGGGATGCTAGTGGTAAAATTGTCACCCTTGCCTTTATTCCAGATGAGCTAAGAGTTCAATTCTTAAAATGGTGTGATGAAGTAGGATATTCGAGAACTGATGTGCCTGTGGAGGACGGAGAATGACAAGAGGATTTAAAAACTAGACGGAAATGCGACTATTCCAGAACGAGCGACAGAACATAGCGCAGGATATGACATTTCAGCAAGTGAAACAGTTACGATTCAACCTGATGAAATTAAAATGGTAAGCACTGGGCTAGCTGTTCAACTCGGACATGACGAAGTACTGAAATTATATGACCGCTCAAGCAATCCAGTTAAGCGTGGCATTGCATTGATTAATTCAGTAGGAATTATCGATTCAGATTACTATCCGCAAGAATTTAAAGGATTATTTATGGACATCTCAAAAGAGCCTGTAACCATTTCTAAAGGTCAAAGAATAATGCAAGGGGTATTTGTCAAATACCTTACAATAGACGATGACAACGCAAACGGAAAGCGTACAGGCGGATTTGGTAGCACTGGGGAGGTGTGAGAATGACACAAGAAACTTTTACTTTAAAAAATATTCCTGAACCTAAAAATATTACAGTGACTATGTCAGTTGAACAGTGGGATAAAATCATGGCTGCTCATGAATTAATTACTGATAAATTTGAAAATGTTGATTTTAATGGATATGACGGTGAGCATTTCTATTTTGATAAAGATGAGATTGCAAAGATAAACGAGGCATTTTTATGACACAAGAAATAGCAAAAGAGCGCATCTATCGTGAAGCGTTTGAAGAAATAAAAAAGGTATGCGATACACAAGATCATGTTGATAACGATTTGTTGAGATTCTTTATCACTAAGAAAATGATGGAGATTGAAAATCTGCCTGTCACCACTGACAAACTTTCGGTTGAAAAACTCCAAGAACAGCTTAACACTGCGAAAAAGGCACTGACAGAAATAGCAGTTATTCCAACAAAATTTGATGATGGTGGAGCAGGAGAAATTGCGGTTGAAATAGCTCATGATGCACTCGCAGCGATTGGAGGGGATGATGAGTAAGGCAGATTGGATCCCATACAAAGTTACAGGTAAATTAAGCAAAATAAGAAATAGAAATATCAATGCAGTTTTGATAACTGAAGAAAATGCGTTGGAGTTAAAGAAAGAATTTCCTTTCATTGAATTGTTTAGTGAACATACATTACTTACTGGATTTATGAGTTTTATGTCATTACCTGCATACTTAGTACTTATCAATCCAAGACAACCTCTTGATAAGAGGTATTATATGTTCAAATCACAATATGATTTCGAACATAACACGACTGAACTTGAAGGGAGCGGCGATGGACAATAAAAGAATTTCTGAAATCGTTGACGAAGAAATGATAAAGCAAGATGCAAACAGATATCGTGATATGAGGAAAATTCTCACGATTCCGAAAAGCGTTGCGGATTGGTTAGATAAGGCTTTTGAAGAGTATTCGGAAGAAGGTAGAATGGTTTCTACAATATTAACAATGCAAATTATACGTAATGTCAGTAAGCGTAAAGATATTGAAGAATGGTTTATGCATTACAGTATAGATCGATTAAATTTAGCACTCGCCTACCTCGCAGGCAAAGCCCTCGGAGTTGATTTAGTGAAAGTGGGGGAGGGATGAAAATTGAATTAGAAACAAGACCTTGCTTGGTAACTTTTAGTAGTAAAAAGCAGGTCGAAGGAACTTTTATGGGACTATTTCAGCATTCGTATACTCATGGAGATTCACTAATAGTTGGAGGATTTAAAGCAGGGACAGTCGCTTATCCTATTGCTATTGTAGAAATCAATGGAAAAATGTCAGAAGTACGAATTAGTCAGATTGAATTTCTTGATATTGAAAAAATCGATGAGGTTGAGGGATGAAAGAATATGCGACTTATGCAGTTTATAAGGGTGAAGAATTTCTTGCTGAAGGAACTGCAAAAGAACTTGCTGAAATGTTTGGAGTGACTCTAAAGACCGTACATTGGTGGAGCACTCCGACAAGTTATAAACGTGACAAAGGAAATAGAAAATTGGCCGTTAAATTATGACCGACAAACTAATACCGCTGGTCAATGACTAGTGGGGAGGGATGGAATGAAACAATATTGGGTAATTGAAAATCATTTGGACGGAGGACTTTATCTGATGCCAGAAGAAGAATTAGGAGAAGTTGAAGCTCCTTGTGAGATGTGTGGAGACCATGATTCAATTATTGGTCAGTTTTCAGAATGGAAACAGCTAAAAAAACAAATGACTGATGACGAAGGTTGGTGTCCATATTCGGATGAATATTTGCAATCAGTATTTGAGGAGGACAACCAATGAAACTTTTGTGTAAGCTGTTCGGGCATAAGTGGTCTGAACGAAGATATATCGAAGGACCATTTGTTAATGGGTGCAAAGTATTACCATATAAACGATGCTTGAGATGCAATGAGTTCACATGGGATTTCAACCGTTCAGACCTTGACGAGTCAGAGAACGTGTTCGGGGAGAAATGAAAAAAGAGAACAACTAAATGTTCTCTTAATAATTTTTACCTTAGCTAAAAAAACCGTGAATGAGAAAGACAAGCTTGACCAAATAATATACAGTAATCAGCAAGGGGTTAAGTTTTTGCGACAAATTAACTAAAGTTTGAAAATTGAAAGAAGGCATATTGCACCTCACTACACTTAAATTTACAGTCTATGACTGCAGTGTGCATGATCAATCTCCTTAATTATTTTTGTAGGTTTCTCATTCAATAACAGTAACCCAAATACATTATAACACAAAAAAGCCCACTGCAATGGGCTTCGGCAACTGAATTTCTAACTTAATTATACCACAAAAGGAGAATTTGATTAATGGCAGATAAGTTAGATAGAATTATTGGAGATTACGTTAATGGCAGACTTGAAGCCAGAATAAAATCAATTGAAAGCAGATATCTGTATAAACAAAAAGTAGATAACTTAGGCATTCGTACAGCATATTCTGGTGGTTCGGAACAATTGAGCCATGTTATAAATCAAGAAAAGCTCGATAGTGACGAAGAATATCTTAAACTCAAGGAGCAACTAGAGATATTAGACTTCTGGTTTAAGCCTTTGATTCCTGATGAAAAAAGAGTTATTGAGCTAAAATATAGTGGATATGCTGGCTTGTACTGGTACCAAGTAATGCAATATTTAGATATCGAAGGAATTGAAGATATTGGGTTGAAAAAAGCTAAGACAATATTCTATAAGTTTAGAAATGATATCTATCGACAAATGCAACACTGTTTTTAGGGCATATTTTTGGACAAAAATTGGCACGAAATTTCCTAAAATTGGCACCTCAACCCTTGTTTTTGCTGATATACTTGTATTATGAAGTAAAAGGCAAAAGCACAAATTTCGGAAAAGTAAGGTTGAATTTGCTTCATAAGCTTGTTAGGGTTCGACTCCCTGACTTGCTATTATATTTTATTACAGGTTGCCCAATGGGCAGCCTTTTATTGTTGGATTCACAAATAAGATAGGAGGGAGGTATGAAACTTACTGAAAAGCAGAAGAGATTTTGCGATGAATATATTAAGTTAGGAAACGCTAAAGAAGCAGCAATAAATGCTGGATATAGCAAAAAGACAGCGAAGTCTATGGGGGCTGAAAACCTTACTAAACCTGACTTAAAAAAATACATTGATGAACGAATGGAACAGCTCGCTTCTGAGCGTATTATGAGCGCACAGGAGATACTTGAAAGGCTTAGCCTTATAGCTAATGCAAAAATAAAAGAAACGGTTGTAGTAGCCAATGCAGATGGTTATTCGGAAGTTGAGAAACCTCCTGACTTTAAGGTTCAAATACAAGCAATGAAGGAACTTCTTAAACGTTATCCTGGTAATGATAAATTACTTGAACAAACTCTTCGCAAACTTACTGCAGAAGCTGATATTGCTGAATTCAAAGCTGAAATGATACAATCTGCAACTGATAAATCAACTGAAGAAAAATTGGATGAATTGCTTGGTAAGATTAGTGAGGTTATAGATGATAAGTAATATTTACAGCAAAAAACAAATCCATGTTTTAAAGCAAACAGTAAATAAAGATTGGTTCATTGCTTTACTTCATGGTGCTAAGCGTTCAGGTAAAACAAAGATGAATAATGATTTATTCTTGTTTGAATTAAGACGTGTTCGTAAAATAGCCGATGAAGAGGGTGTGAAGGAACCTATGTATATATTGGCTGGTGTTTCATCAAATACAATCAATAAGAATATCCTCCAAGAGCTTTATAATATGTACAATATAGAGCCTAAGTTTGATAAGCACAATAACTTTAAATTGTTTGGTGTAAAAGTAGTTCAAGCATACACTGGAAATATCGGTGGAGTTGGTGCTATTCGTGGTATGACTGCTTATGGAGCATATGTTAATGAAGCTTCACTTGCTAAACAAGAAGTATTTGCTGAAATTGTTTCTCGTTGTTCAGGTAATGGTGCAAGAATTCTAGCAGATACTAACCCTGATAATCCTGAGCATTGGTTAAAGAAAGAATATATAGATAAGCCTAACGAAAATGTTAAGGCTTTTCATTTTGAATTAGATGATAATACTTTCTTATCTGAGAGGTACCGTGAAAATATCAAGGCAGCAACGCCAAGCGGAATGTTTTATGACCGTGATATAAAAGGACTTTGGGTATCTGCTGACGGTGTGGTTTATCAAGACTTCGATAGCAACAAACATTATATACAATCCAAAGACTTACCTAAACTATCAACATTCTATTGCGGTGTTGACTGGGGGTATGAACACTGGGGTTCAATTGTTGTTATCGGAGAAACGGACGATGGAACAGCTTATTTAATCGAAGAGCACGCAAAACAACATGAAGAAATTGACTATTGGGTAGATATAGCAAAAGAGATTCAAGAACGTTATGGTTCAAGAGTCCCCTTCTACTGCGATTCTGCTCGTCCTGAACATGTTGATAGATTCAAACGAGAACACATTGAAGCGTTTAATGGAGACAAAGCACGTTTAACTGGTGTTGAAGCAGTCGCTCGTAGGTTTAAGAAAGATAAATTATTTATTTGTAGAGATAAAGTCGAGAAATTCCCTAATGAGATTTATCAATATGTTTGGGATGAAAAAAAGGGAGAACCAATAAAACTTTTTGATGATGTACTTGACTCTTTGCGATATGCAATTTACACCAATGAGGTAAGAAATGGCAAGACCGCTGAAATTGTGAGCAAAGTACAATTTGGTCTTTACTAAAGGAGAAACATGGCAATTAAAATAAATAGAGAGATGGCAGGGAATTTAAATAGTCCTACTCCAGAACTGCTAAATTATTGTATCTCTCAACATTTAAGTACTATAGGGAGATTAGACAAACTATCCGATTATTATGACGGCGAACAAGATATTTTAAAGCGAACAAAAGATAATGATGCAATTCCTAACAATAAAGTTGTTATAAATCACGCAAAGTATGTGACTGATATGAATGTTGGTTTTATGGTAGGGAACCCAGTTGCTTATACAAGTAGCGATGACATTCAATCTATTCTTGACGCTTATACAAAAGTTGATATTGTCTCTCATGATACTGAACTTGAAAAAGATTTGTCAGTATTTGGCATAGGCTACGAGCTGATTTATTTAAATGAAGATAAACAAATAGGTAAAACATTTGCTGATATTAAATGTATTGATCCAAGAGGAATCTTTCTTGTTACAGATGATACGATTGATGCAAATCCTTTATTTGCAGTCCATTATCAAAAGGTATATAACTTGCAAGGAGCTATTGATCACTATCTTGTCAAATATTATAACGATAATTGGGTGATAACATATAGAGCTGCTTCAATTGGTTTCGGAGATTATAAATTAATCAAAGCACTTCCGCATTATTTTAAAGCAGTACCTGTTATTGAATATCGTAACAACGAAGAACGACAAGGGGATTTTGAGCAAGCAATTTCATTGATTGATGCATACAACCTTTTACAATCTGACCGTTTGAATGATAAAGAAGCCTTTGTTGATGCAATTCTTTTTATCCGTGGGTTTACCTTAAAGGATGGAGATGGTGCTAGGTTAGCAAAAGAAAAGATAATGCAGACATCATTTAAACCTGGTGAAGCAGATGCTAGTTATCTTACCAAACAAATGGATGAAAATTCAGTGGCTGTCTTGCGTGATGCATTACTCGAAGATATTCATAAAGTGACTTATGTGCCCAATATGAATGATAAAAACTTCTCAGGAAATGTTTCAGGCGAAGCAATGAAATACAAACTCTTTGGCTTGCTACAGCTTATGTCAGTTAAAGAACGATATATGATAAAAGGTCTAAGACAACGTTTGATTCTCTTTGCCAATTACTTAAAAATTGGTAATAACAATGTTGATATAGACGGTATTAAGATTAAGCTAAAACCTAATTTGCCAATCAATACAACTGACATTGTTAATCAAATTGTTCAGGCACATCAAGCAGGAATTCTACCTCTTAAAGTACTACTTTCATGGCTTCCAGACATTGATAATGTCGATGAAGTTCTTGAACAGTTACAAGAGGAAAAAGAGGAGGCTATCGAACTCAATCAGAAAGCTATGGGCGTTCAATCAGAAGAAAGCCACTCTAATCTTGATGATCCGCCTGATGAAAATGAGGAAGAAAATCAAGATAACAACAATAAACAGTCTGGTAATCAGACAGATCAAAAAGGAGACCAAGACAATGGCCAAAACAAAAACAACAAAAAACAAAACTCAAAAAACTAATGCTAAAGCAGCAAAAACCCCTAAAGTAACTAAAACTAAAGGAAAAGCAAAAACTGCTTCTAAAACAGCTACTACCAAAAAGAAAGTAGTCAAAAAACCAGTAGCAAAAATAAAAAAAGCTAAATAAATACAACTTTCAATAAAGTATAGAAAGATATGGTAAATAAAATGGAATTTGAATTTAGTGACAAAACTATTGAAACGCTTGGAAAAATGAGTGCCGCTTTGGCTGGACAAATTCAAAAAGGCTTGAAACTTGATGAATTAAAAGACCTTGAAATGAAGGAAGCGTTCGAAGATTTGGCAAAAATGTATAAATATCTTTACTATGGGCTTATCAAACAAGGGTTTGACAAAACAGAGTCTATGCAAGTAGCTACTCGAATGCTTGGTATTAGTAATAAATGATTACAGCTAAATTCAAAAAGAAAAACAACCAAATTTACTGGTATCAAGTGACTGGCCATGCAGGCTTTGCAAATATTGGAAATGATATTGTATGTGCTGGGGTTTCTGTCTTATATATCACAGTTACTAATGCATTGTTATCCTTTGGTAAGACTTTTGAGCGTGATGAAGGATATTTTATACTTGATCCAACAGATAAAGAACTAGCAAGCCTTAAGATACTTTATGATGGAATAGTTTCAATAGCTGAGCAATACCCTGAACATGTAATAGTAGAGGAGTAAAAAGAATGTCTGACTACTGGCAAAAAAGAGCGATTAAAGCCGAAAAGAAAGTAAATGACGGTGCTAAACAGCTTGAGGAAGTCGTAGCACAGACATACAAACAAGCTCAATCATATTTAACAAAACAGATTGCTAAATTATTTAGTAGAACTAAGCAGCAAACTGAACTGACAGATGATGAAGCAAAAAGAATGCTCAATGAGACTGTTCCAGTTTCTGAATTAGTTGAGCTTAGAAGATTAGCTAAAGATATTAGCAATCCTGACTTGCAAAAAGAAGCTAAAAAGAGGCTCACAGGCTTGGCACTTAAATCGAGAATTACTCGTGCAGAAGATTTAAAAGCAAAGTCTTATCTAGTAACAAAACAAATTGCAGATGTTCAGCTTGATAAGCAGACATCTTTTTATATTGATACGATAGATGAAGCTTACAAAGAAACTACTGCTGAAACGATTATTCGTAAAGCTCAAGCAAATGCTAAGAATGGTATTGTTAAAGAAGTCTGGAATAAAAAAGACTATAAGTTTAAAGAGTTATCCGCCAAATCTGTGGAAAATATACTTGACAGTCACTGGTTAGGAAGTAACTACTCTAAAAGATTATGGGGAGATACAGAAGCTTTAGCTAAACGGTTAGAGCAGCTATTCACGGTTGAAGCTTTAACTGGAATGAGTGAATTTCAGATGTCAAAGGCAATTGCTAGTGAATTTGACCGCTCAATCAACGTTGCTAGGCGTTTGATTCGTACTGAAGCGAATTACATGGCT